CTTCAATCTATAGTTATACCTACTAATTTACCGACAGGTTATTACAACAAATATAACGTTGTATATGGTGATACCTGGCCTTATATATCTTATAAGAATTACAATACACCTAATCTTTGGTGGGTTATAACAAGTGCTAATAATATTATTGATCCTACTTCAATTCCTGAACCTGGAACTGCTCTTTATATTTTAGATCCTGATATAGTCTCCAGGATATTAGATAAAGTTTCTAATTCTGTTAATATATAAAATGGATAAAGTACAAACAGCTATTTTTAATTCTAAATTTAATCAATTAGCTTATGAAGTTGAGTTATATTTAGACAACGGTGTTAGTCAATACCCGATTAACTCTAATGCTATTATTGCCCTCAATATTGAAGAGTCTCTGTCAAATTGGGCAGCCCAAGGAACAATATCGTTTTTATATGATCCTGAATCCGGAACAGATACTTTTAGTTCAGTAACTGGACAACGAGCTGACGCTACAACAAATGTAAATGAATTACCTAATAAACCGTTTTATGTTTTTAGAAATGATGGAAGCGATTTATTAAGAGTTAGATTAGTACCTAAATTACAAACAACAGCAGGAGGTGCAGCTGATAACAATAATAATATACCTGATAATATTGATAAAGTAATGTGGTCTCTTTCTTATCTTTTTTCAGTATACGACGCTGAAGATGTAGATAATCTTCCTGGAGCTAAAGGACAAGCATCAGCTACTCTCAAAGGTTTAAAACTTTATTTTTGGGATTCTTGGTATCAAAAAATGATTACAAATACCTTAGAGTATTCTACAGGTCTTTCTCCTTTATTAAACGGTTCTAGTCAAACAGCTCCTTCTAGCTTTTATAATTCAGCTACTATACCTACAGGCTCTGCTATAAAAGAAATTATCGAACAATCTTTATCTGATATAATAAAAGTAGGTAGTAATAATAATGCTGCCCCTAATCCTAATGAATGGACAACTCCATATATTAATTACGATCCAGTTGGAACAGGTAAGGACTGGGATCAAGGAGGAGGAGAAATATTCTTTACTGCCCCAGCAGATTCAACAGCAGCTGAATGTCTAGATTACGTTTACAATCATCATGTAAGTGGAGATTTAGACGCAGGAGGTACTACTAATATCCCTAGAGATTTTTGTTTGCTAACTAAAGAAAGAGGTCCTACAGAATTAGATGTTGGTTACTTCTCTTTAAAACCTTTAGCTTCTTATTATCAAAAAGCAGGTAAGACTGCAGATGCTCCAGGAGAGTATCAATATGAACATTTTTACTTACAGACATACTCTGATCCGAATAAAAGACCGGGAGCTAAAAAACAAAGAGGTCCTACCTTAGAAGGTAACAATAACAAACTAGATATGAAGCTAATGAAATATAATATGATAACGAATTATCGTTTCATAGATATATCTGCTCTTACTAATAGTCAGCAATTTTGTACAACCCCTGTTTATTCTTTTAATTTTAGTAAAAGACAGTATAATGTTGAATTTGAAACTAATTCCGTAACTACAGCTAGAACGTTTATGGATAACAATTACATTAGCGAACTATATACTGAAAACGGTCAAGGTAGAGCTGCTGAAGGTTTGTTTCTTATAACATTAAATCAGGATAAAAAAGATAAAGATATTAAACCAGTTTTTTCTTTATATGGTGATAATTCAGTATTAAGACAAGCTGATGGTCTACAAAAACTTCTTAAAACTGGAATATATCAAAACTCTTGTGTACATTTTCGTACATTAGGTTTACCTTTTAGAGAACCAGGCAGATTCATATCTATTGATAAAACCGAAGGAGTTGAATCTAGCGCATACGCAGATAAGTTTTATGGTCAGTGGTTTGTTATAGACATACAACATATCTTTGAACCAGGTGTTTATTATAATGATATAACTGCTGTAAAAATAAACCGCTTTAAGCCTTTAGATCCTATTTTTCCAAATACTATATAATGAAAAAATATTTTTCCAATATCGATTTAGTAAATGGTACTTTTGTTGGTATTGTTTATGATGCTAACAGTAATGCTGAAGTTTATAAGACTCCTTCATACGGAGACCATACTCATGCTCTTCAGGATATAAACAACTTTTTACAATCCTCTACTACTGAAATCGTACCAACTATAAACACTATTCAGTACGTTACTGTCCCAACCCACAAATGTTGCGGAGGTTAATACAACAACTAAACCAATTAATCTCTTTGTCAACGACGATAGCGTCTTTGTACATATATTCTGATATAACTAAAAGAGTATTACTATTGTCACCAGCACTAAATAATACTTCAAACATTTCCTTTAAAAGCTGTAAGTAATCACCAGAAAACTCTTGCTCTCGTTCAATAACAAACTTACGTAGTTCGGTTAAGTCAACGTTACCTTTAATCTTCTGAACTACCTTTTCAGCAATACCCTTTACTTGATTATCCTTAATGGTTAAAGTACCAGTATAAGAGAACTTTTGAATATCATTTAATACACGTCGAAGATCAGGATATCCGCTTCTAACTAGTTCCACCAGTCTATTCTTCTCTTCTTCAGGAACCACGATGTTCTGTTGTTTAAGGACATAGACAACCCTATTTAAAACGCCGTTTAGAGGAGGAGTTAGATTAAAGATCTGACATCTAGATTGTAGAGCAGGTATTACTTTAAATAGATAGTTACAAGTAAAGATAAAACGTGTATTAGTAGAATACTCTTCAATGACATTACGAAGAGCTTTTTGTGAGTCTAATGACAATGCATCACACTCGTCAAAGAGAACTACCTTCAATCTACCATCTAAAGACTTCGTAGAAGAGAATCCGATAACTTTACTTCTAATAGTATCAATACCGTTTTCGTCAGAAGCATTAATATAAAGATACTGACAATCTAAAATATCATTAACAATAATCTTAGCTAAAGAAGTTTTACCCGTTCCAGGACTACCTGCAAAGAGAAGATTAGGAATCTCTTCCTTCTCTTTTAAAGAAGCAAAATAATCCTTCTCTTCTTTATTTAGAACAATATCATCCAGTGTCTTAGGACGATACTTCTCTACAAGTAGTTCTTGAAACATGAAACTATTATACGCTTACTTGCCAGAAGACCCAAAGCCTTTTTCCCCGCGTTCAGTTTCTGTAGCTTCTTCAGTAAACTCAACATACTTTTCATCTATAGCGATTAAAGGATAGAGTACAAGTTGTGCTACTCGATCACCTTTCTTAACTTGATAATCAATATCAGAGTTATTAATAAGCCTTACACCCATATCCCCGCGATAGTTATTATCAATAATACCGTTAAAGGCTGAGATGTTATGCTTAAACTGAAGACCGGAACGACTCTCAATACGAATCCAAAAACCAGGAGGTAGTTGACCAAGCTTTAATCCTACAGGAACAATAATAGCTCCTTTAGCAGGTACAACAATATCCTCAACTGCTGTTACGTCATAACCTGTATCTCCAAAAATAGGATCACTATGATTACGTTTAGGGAGAACAGCATCAGGATGAGTCTTAACAAACTTAAACTTATAAAGTTCTGTTAATGCTTCCGGATTAGTCTGTTGTAAAGCTTGTAATTCTTGAGCTGTCATGTTATTCGTTGATAAGCTGACGACCAGTATACTCTCCCTGCTTTACTTCTCCAATTGGAGTCTGACCAGGCTTAACAGCGTTAGCTTGAAGCCAGGCAATAAGCTGATCAGTCTTTTCCCTAGGAACAATAAAAGTTCCGTACATAGTATTTACAGTAATTTCCATATACTATATATTATCTTATAGTTTAAGATTTTCAACTACCAGCTTAAGTATTGTAATGTCAGACAACTTAGATACATTGTTAAATGAATTATCTTCATTTGAACTTCCTGTAAGTACCCCAAAACCAGAAGTACCCGCTATGGAAGTTAATGATGAAAACATTAACGATTACATTCTTAAAAGAACTACCCAATTAATTGATACAAGTATTACTGCTGTTGATGATATTAAGGATTATATTATCCAAGGCCAGAACCCTGATGAAATAGCTGCTTTATCTGAACTCATTAATGCTGCTACTAAAAGTATAGAAGCTTTAAATCGAATCAATCTTCTTAATAAGAAAGGTAAAATTGATAAAGAATTAAAAGAAATGGATTTAAAGAATAGAAAAGAAGTAGCGGGAATGCTTCCAGGTAATAATGTTGTTAACAACAATCTAATAGTAGCATCTAGAGAAGAGATATTCAAACAACTTCTAAACGAACCAGAACCTATAGAAATACTTGATTCTGTTGTTATAGAAGAAAAAGGAGATAAATAATTTATATGCCAAGTTTTATTACAAATGCCGGTTTACCTTTTTCTTTCTTACAACCAAATGATTGTATTGGTGATTCCTTAGGTTATATAAACGGTAATACACAAAATTTATTAACACTTGTAAGTAACCTTAGTGCTAACGTATACACGTTAAATGCTAATTTATCAGCTAGCTTCTGGCCTGGTACAGCAAAGGCCTGGGTTAGCTTTAATGGAAGCGGTAGCATACTTAAATCCTATAATGTTACAAATGTTATTAGAAACAGTATAGGAGACTATACTATTAATTTTACAGGTGTTACTGACAATAATTATGTTATTAATGCGATGAGTAAATCTTACACCACCCAATCCGCTGTACTTCAATTAAAAGCAGGTACAACACCCTCTATAGGTTCGTTTCGATTAATTAATTCAGTAACAGCTAATTATACTAATCCTGTAGATTCAGATTATAATTATGTTACTATATTTAGTAACTAAGCTTCACAACTCTTACAATCGTTAATAGAACGAGCTAGCATCTGACTAGGGTTAGCTGAACGCTGATAGTAGAGAGCCTTAATACCCTGTTCCCAAGCGAAGATATAAAGTTCATTAGCTTCTTTAGGCTTAGTATCAGGCGGAATCATCACATTTAATGACTGACCTTGATCGATATATTTCTGACGTTGAGCTGCCTGAATAATAATCTCCTTCTGAGAGATCTCACCAAATGTTTTAAAGACATCCTTTTCGTCTTGAGTTAAGAAGTCAAGATGTTGAACAGATCCGCCCTTCATAAGGATACTCTTCCAGGTTTCATCATCATGCTTACCTTTATCCTTAAAGAGTTGTTTGAGATAAGGATTACGATAAGTGAACTTACCCTTAGCTAAATCCTTAACATAGTAGTTAGAGTTCTGAGGTTCAATAGAAGGACTAACCTGACCAAGAATAAACGAACTCGATGTTGTAGGAGCTACGGCAAGAGTTGTAGTATTACGACGACCATAACCTTTTAGTAAAGGTGGCTCCCCTAGCATATCAGCTAATGTTGCTGAAGCCTTATCAGCATGTTCACGAATAAACTTCCAGACTTGACTGTTAAGAAGTTTAGCTTCCATTGATTCAAATCCAATCATCTTAGACTGAAGTAATGAATGCCATCCAAGAACTCCAACACCAAGAGCTCGTTGATTAATAGCAAACTTTCTAGGTGCATCCATAAACTTCATACCTTCAGTCTTATCGATAAACTCTGTCATTACTGCATCTAAGAAGAATACTAAGAACTCTACAGCATCAGTATTTTTCCACTCTTCCCAACGTTCAAGATTCATAGAAGATAAATCACAGACAAATGATTCATCTGGACCATTTGAAAGCATAATCTCTGAACAAAGATTGGAATGATTAATCTTAAGACCTTTATCCTTATAGACTTGAGGAGCTTGATTATTAGCGTTATCAGTAAAAAAGATATAAGGATAACCAGACTCAAAACGCTTCTTAATAACTAACCCCCAGATCTTACGCTTATCTTTATCTCCTTCAGTCATAGATTTCATCCACTCATCTGACACACAAACACCTATTGAAAGGTCCTGAATAGAATCTCCTTCTCCTTTTATCTTTAAGAACTCCTCAATATCAGGATGATCAATAGGAAGGTAGGCAGCAAAAGAACCACGACGAACATTACCTTGGGAAATATAATTCGTAAGAGAATCAAAAACTGTTAACTGATGATGAACACCGGTTGCTTCTCCTCCAGAAGAAATAGGCGTACCTCTAGGACGGATAGCTCCAAAGTAACCTGATGTACCGCCACCTACTTTAGACATAACACCGACTTCAGCAATCTTATAAAGAATATCATCCATGTTATCAGGAACGTAAGAACCAAAGCATGAAATAGGCAGACCACGTTTACGTCCGAAATTAGACCAAATAGGGGAGCTGAGAGAGTAGTACCCCTTATGCATATACTCTTCAAACTTAGCAGCAAAGCCTTTTAGCTTAAGATACTTCTCAGCAGCCTTAGCAATGTCGGTTATTCTTTGTTCGGCAGTTTCTCCTTCTAAAAGGTAACCACGTTCAAGAAATTTTCTTGAATCTTTATTAAGCCAATAGATGTGTTCTGTCATGTTATGTTATTTATTATAAATCAAATTTGTCTCTACTCAAGGTTATTTTTTTATTTTCTCTTCTCTTAGTCCAAGCAAGTCTTAATTTCACTCTGGTTTCTTCACTATGCTTTTTGCCGAACATGCCATTATTGGCACCCTTACTCTTTTCTCTGTGTTTTTGTCTGGTTTCTTCACTTATAGGATTTAATTTATGAACTTCTTTCATTCTTTCAGAATGCTTTTTTCTGTTTTCTTCATTCCACCAGGTAGCATTGTGCTGCTTTATTCTTTCAATTTGTTCTGGTGTATGCCAGGAGGAATATCTATTTTTACGAGTAGCAACCATTTTTTTATAAACTTCTTTGCTTCTTGTTCTCTTTTCCTGATTTTGTTTTTCGACGGTCTCTTTTGACTTAGGTTTTCTCATTTTTTGTTTTGTAGATTCAGATAACCTATATCCACCTTTATTGACGAAGTTTATACCGCCATTATGTCTATTATAAAATTTTATATTTTCAGCAGCATTAACTCTTGTTAAGAACCTCATTTCATATGTTAAGGCTTCATCAGGTGTTTCAAAATGCTTTATTTTTATTGTTTGAAAAGAACTTAATCCGTCTTTATTGATTAAGTCTTTAATCACCTTCGAAGTAGTTTGATAACCTCTTTCTGTCATAAAATCAAAGGAATCGGCTTTTGAGTTTATTTTACACCCCGCATAATATTTCTGACTAGGAATGTGTTTTATAATATAAAAATATGGTTTTTTCATATCTTTACTTATGCCACGCGACCTACAGAATATGTGTTTTAACCGAATAATGAGTCTTCGTCAAAGCATTGAGATTTTTTAGCGTATTCCACTGGCCTGCTCGAAAAAAAGTCGGTCATATTGTTACCGTGTAATTCCTCTGTAAACCACATTGTAGCTTTAAGAATTTCTTTATCAACGTCAAAAGCTTTTTTAAACCCGATACCTGCTAAAGATTCATTAATTCGATTTTTGATAAACTCTTTAAGGATAAGAGCTGACAGTCCTTCTTCCTTAATACCGTTTACCATCCAATCGACAATCTTAGCTTCAGACTCAAAGGCCATTTGAGCTTCGTGAAGAATACGCTCTTCAAGCTCTGCATCAAAGAGCTCAGGATATTCATCTCTAATTGTATTAATAATCTTCGTACCAACAATACCGTGAATATTCTCTTCGTTACGAGTGTACTTAACCTGCTGATCGGTATCCTTAAGAACATTCTTAAAACGTGCAAACCAATTGATAACATAGAACTGACTAAAGAGAGATACGTTTTCAACAAAGAGAGTGAAAAGAATGAGTGCGTAAAGATACTGTTTCTTAGAATCCTTATAGAACTTATGAGTGTACTTACGAAGATACTTTACTCTACCTTCAATCCAATCAAGCTTAAGGTTTTCCTCGAATACATTCTCCAGTCCAAGAACAGAAATAAGTCTTTCATAGGCATTGTTATGAATAACTTCGACATTAGCCATAACATATCCAAGATCTTGAAAGCAAGGCTGAGGAAGATTCTCACCTAATTTAGCCCAGAAGGTTTTTACAGCGATCTCAATTTGACCGATAGCAGACAAAGTACGAATAATAATCTCTCTTTCCTGATCTGTTAAATTAACTTTAAACTGTTGAACATCAGACTTAAAAGAAAATTCTTTATCAGTCCAGAATCCGTTATGCATTGCTTCAATGAACTCATCTGTCCATTTATAATTGTTTGGTTTGCGGCTAATTTGTTCGTCGAAGATCATATTTTTTGTTTATTTAATTGGTTGCGGTACATAGTTCGAGTGTGATTATTGTAGTGAGGTTTTAGCACTTTTCTACCTTTTAAGTGCTTTTTGTGATACGTTTATTCTTTGGAAGATCTTTCCAATGATCGTTTTTATTATTCCACTGTCTTCCCCCAGGAAGTTTAATATTTTTGCCGTTCAAATTAACTTCGGCTTTAAATTCATTTGTTTCTTTTGTTTTTACCTTTTTAGGCTTAATATTAACTTCGTTGTCATATTTAACACTATCAGGTACAGGACCACGATTAATACCATCATCCTGAATTTCTAAAGCTTCAATAGGAATTGTCATTGGGTTACGATAAAGACCTGGAGCGTATTCTATAATAATATCAACAAATATATGATCAGGAGATTCAGTACCACCCATATAATTCTGTGTTGTTGTTGGATAAACACTCTTAACAGCTGAAACTCTTAAGTTAAGATCAAATTTAGGATGCATGCAAGCTTGTACCATTTCGATGAAGTTACTTGCTTTCTGTTTAAAGAAATCGAGTTTCAAGCAATCATCGCGAAAACGTACACGATCCCCAATTACAAAACCACCTTGCTGGTAGCGTTCCATTATACCTTCAAGTACTATATTAAACTGTGTATCCATATTTGTGATATTATTTAAGCAACTCCTCCCCTAAATAATAGTATAAATGGCTATAAAAATTACAGACCTACAAACAGTAGCTAATGCATACAAAGCAAACGTTAATGTGTATACTACGAATCCATATGTTTATAAAGATTTATATTTAGATTTAACACAAAATCAAACAACATATCAAGGGTTTCAAAACCCTGTAGCAAAGAAAGATATTCAAGTAAGTTACGATGATCAGGCTATATCTAACTCTTTAACAAATCTTTTTAATACTATACCCGGTCAACGCTTTTTATTCCCTCAATACGGACTTAATTTAAGACAGTATTTATTTGAACCTATCTCTGAAATTAACGCTCAAATTATAGGTAGAAATATATTTGATTCAATTAAAACCTATGAATCTAGAGTAACTCCCTTAAATGTTAATGTTATAGCTGATCCTGACAATAATTTATACATAATTACTATTACCGTCTTAATACCTGTTTACAACGCAACAGTAAGCATTTATTACAATTACGATTTAACAAGACAAAAATTTATCAATATAACAAACAATCAATAAAATATGGCAAATATCACCCCACAGACCCAATTTAATAGTTTTGATATACCTCAAGGAGGTTATGTTGCCTTTGATGCAATGTCTCTTCGTCAGCTTATTATTAATAGACTTAATGAGCAAAACGTTTTTACAGATCAAAATTTTATTGGTTCAAATCTTTCTTCTATTATTGATATTATTGCCTATTCCTACAATACATTAATTTACTATCTAAACAAAACATCTAATGAATCAATGTTTTCAGAGGCTCAGCTTTACGAAAATATTAATAGGATTGTAAAACTTATTGATTATTCTCCTGTAGGTAATCAAACATCTACTTTATCGTTTACATGTTCAGCTAATAATTTAACTCAAGGTGTTTATACTATACCTCTTTATTCGTATGTAACAACAAACGGTCTTAATTTTTCTTTTAATAAAAATATATCGTTTAATAAGTCTCTTAACAATACAATTGAAGAATTAACTAATTTCGAAAATTCAACTCTTCTCTATCAAGGTAAGTATGTTGAGTACCCTGTATATACAGCAGCAGGAGACGAAAATGAAGTACTTATTGTTAACCCCGGTACAGACATTATCGATCATTTTAATATAGATGTTTACGTACAACCTGCAGCAACAGGTACTTGGTTACAATACACACCTAGCCCTAATTTGTTTTTGGAAAATGGATCTGATACAAAGTACCAAATTCGTCTAAATCAAAACTTAAATTATGAAATAACCTTTGGTAACGATGTTAACGGCGCTCGTTTACACCCAGGAGATCAAGTTGCTGTTTATTATTTAAAATCTGACGGTGTAACCGGTCAGGTAGGACCCGGCGCACTTAATAAGCAATCAGTATTAGTAGGTTATAATACACCTCAATACAATAAAATTGTAAACGATGTTTTTGTTAATCAGTATCAGTATTTAAATTCAGTAGGGTTAACTAATCTTACCTTTGCTAATAATACAAATTCAACAACATTTAACACTCAGGAAAGTGTTCAGTCAATACAAAATAACGCTCCTGCTAATTACAGAAGTCAAAATCGTCTAGTAACTACTCAGGACTATACAACATACGTAAAAACAAACTTTGGTAACCTTATTGCTGATGTTCATTGTGTTAATAACAATGACTACATTGCCGGTTATATGAAATATTTTTACGATCTAGGTATCACAAACCCTCAAATTACTGATCGGGCCTTATTCAATCAGGTAACATATTCTGATGCTTGTAATTTTAATAATATATACGTAATTGTTGTACCGAAGTCAAACGCTTTTGTACCAAACTATTTGTTACCAGCTCAAAAGCAATTAATAAGTTCCTCAATTAATAGTAGTAAAGTAGCTACTACTGAAACAGTATTTATTGATCCAATATACAAAGCTATAAGTATAGGTTTAGCTGCAGCTACAGATATGATTAATTTACCAATTGATCAATCACTTTGTGTTTTAAATGTAAAAAAGACTTCAACAACACTTAGAAGTAATCAATCTATTATAAGTGATATTGTTAATGTGTTTAAAAATTATTTTAATTCGAATAATTTTTCATTAGGTCAAATGATTGATGTTCGTAATTTAACTCAGCAAATTTATGCTGTAGATGGTGTACAAACTTTTTATACTGCTAGAACAGATAATCCAAGCATTTATATAGAAGGTTTATCATTATTTGAATGGAATCCAATTTATCCAACATTAGATGCAATGTTTACAACAAACAATATAAAGCTTAACTATTACGAATTTCCGTTTTATAATAATATAAACAATCTCGTTAATCAAATTAATATTATCAGCTCTTAAAAATGATACAAGCTAATTTTACTGTTTCACCTTCTAGTGGTTATGTACTGGCAACAAATTTTACTGTTACCAATCAAACCACCTCTGATAATATAAATTGGAAATATATTTGGGATCCAGGCACAGGGGAGTTAGTATACAATGTTACTAACCCAACTTTTACTTACAATTATCCCAATACATATAATATATCATTAACAGCTGTAGATGGTAATGGTAATACAAGTGTAGCTACTCA